CGTTGGTATATGCATTAGGGTATATCCCTGATGCTATTTATTTCATGGCCATGGCAATATTCTTTTCACTGAACGATAAAAAATGATTTATATTTTATCTCTTTCATTGGGGATAGATTCTTTTCGCTCCTCAGATCAAGGGGATTAACACAATTACTAGGAGATTAAAATGAGTATCAATTTAAGTGAAGTATTTTTAAAGTTTGAAGACGAGTATCATAAATTTGATTTAATTGAAAATAAACCAAGCAAAAGGCCTGATTTATGCGCGTTTTTATTGTTAGATAAAATAATTCCTGGTAATTCAGATATTGTCGGCGCTGCTGAGCACGATGAAATTTATTTAGGCGTTGATTGCGAAGTTTTATCGGAAATCGCCACTGAAGACGATATTTTATATCTTGTTCGATGTGGCGTGATTTATAACGAAGAATACGACAGTTTATCAATGTTCGCTTGATAGATAGGTCAAAAAAATTGATGCGTAATTTAACTGGGGTAAATCATGACTGATAAAGAATTATTGTCACTGGCTGCAAAGGCAATTGGTCTAAAAATTACACACATGCCCATGTCTGAATTGACTGTTATTGAAGGAAAAGAATTGAGTACGATATGGAATCCATTATCTGACGATGGCGACGCATTGCGATTGGCAATGAAGTTAGATTTAACTATTTGCACCCATGGACAAGGAATTTATGTTTCTTCTGTGCAAAACATGCTTGCTTCCGCTCGCGAATGCAATGATGAGGATAAGCCTGCATTAGTTAGGCGCACAATAGTTCGCGCCGCTGCCGAAATCGGTAAAATGATGAAATAGAATCAATCATGCTAACCATTATATTAGTTGCTATAACATTATCAGTATTTGCATCAATATGCTTGGGCATGATTCTTTACGGAATTAATAAGATTAACAGTCTGGAGGATGAGTAAAAGAGTTGCTTATAGGGCGCATCGGTTAGGTTGGCGTATAATAAAAACCAACACATAACAAGCCGGGTTAAGAAATGTCTTCCTCAGAAAATAAACCAGAAGCCAAAAAAATAGATTGGGAGCGAATAGAGATTGAATACCGCGCCGGACTTCTTTCTGTAAGGGAAATAGCAAAGTCCCATGGTATAACACATGGCGCAATCAATAAGCGTTGCAAGCGTGACGGATGGGTGAAAGACCTTCAAGCAAAGATCAAGGCCAAGGCAGATGAATTGGTATCCAAACGGGAAGTATCCGCTTTGGTATCCAAAGAAGTGGCTACTAGTGAACGGATACTGATAGAATCCAATGCAAGCGTTATTGCTGATATTCGAATGGCACATAGAACGGATATTAAACGAGCCAGATTGCTTGCGATGGAATTAATGAGGGAATTGGAAAGTCAGACTATTAATGCTCAGTTGTTCGAGGAGTTCGGAGAATTGATGCGGAAAGAAAATAAAGATGGCATTGACAGAATGAATGATCTGTATCACAAGATTATTTCAGGTGCTGGCCGGATAGATGGAATGAAAAAACTGTCTGATACTATTAAGAATCTAATTGGTCTTGAGCGTGAAGCGTACGGATTATCGACAATAGAGGCTCCTACTCAGGCAGTTATCAATAATAACTTCAGTCAATCACCGGAAGAGTATGAGCAACGAGCAGCCAAGTTACTTAAAGAGGTCTGATCCGAAAGACAGGGAAGCTGCTGCGATTACTGCTAGACAAGATTTATACTTCTTTAGCCGGTGGATGTTTTTGCAGCGCCGTGGCTTTCTCTGGCAAAAATCATTTCATCATAAAATAATGTGCGATGCTTTGATGCGCGTATATACGGGTGAATGCAAGCGTCTGATTATTAATGTCCCTCCAAGATATTCAAAAACGGAATTGGCTGTTGTTAATTTCATAGCATGGGCTATGGGAAAAAGCCCTGATTCTGAATTTATTCATGTTAGCTATTCATCAGACTTAGCAGCCAACAACAGCGCCAATACTAAGTTTATGATGATGCACGAAGCTTACAATGAGATATTTCCTAATGTTAAGTTCTTAGGCACTGCACAGGCTCATTGGAAGACAACAGAGGGTGGTGTAATGTATTCTGCTGGTACTGGTGGCACGTTGACCGGGTTTGGTGCTGGCAAGCATCGCCAAGGATTCGGCGGGGCTATTATTATTGATGATCCACATAAGGCCAGTGAAGCGCGATCTGATGTGATTCGTAAAGGGGTTCTTGATTGGTTTCAGACAACATTGGAAAGTAGAAAAAACGATCCTAAGCAAACCCCTATCATTTTAATCATGCAAAGATTGCACGAGTCCGATTTAGCTGGATGGTTGCTTGAAAAGGGGAACGGTGAAGAATGGGAGCATATTTGCTTTCCTGCTATTCAGGCTGACGGCACTGCACTATGGGATGAAAAGCATACTTTGGAAGATTTGCGCAGGATGGAGCAAGCAAACCCATATGTTTTTGCTGGTCAATATCAACAAAGACCGTCCCCAGGCGAAGGGGGAATATTTAAACCAGATCAATTGCAGATTGTTGATGCAATACCATCAGGAAAGATTAAATGGTGCCGTGGATGGGACTTTGCCGCGACGCTGGATGGCGACTTTACCGCTGGAGCCAAGATAGGTCGATTAGATGATGGCAGATTCATTATCGCAGATATGGTAAGAATACGATGCGAAACACATGAGCGCGACGCGGCCATAAAAAATACTGCCAATAGAGATATGCGCGAAACTAAAATCAGTATGCCGCAAGACCCTGGACAAGCTGGAAAGACGCAGGTGATATATTTAACACGCGAATTGTCCGGTTATGATGTAAAATCTTCGCCTGAAACTGGCGATAAAGTTACTAGAGCAGAGCCATACGCGGCTCAACTTAATGTTGGAAACGTATTAATGCTTCGCGCACCGTGGAATGAACAATACATTAATGAGCTTAGAATGTTTCCAAATGGCACATTTGACGATCAGGTTGATGCAAGTTCGAGAGCATTTTCTGAGGTTATGATTCCCCGTAGGTCATTTTTTGGGTAAATATGTTCAATTTCTTCAAAAAGAAGCAAACAGAAGTAACTAAACCAAAAGAGCGAAAATCGCAATGGTCAACTCATTTCGGCTTAGATGACAATCGCGGCGATAAAGCACGAGATTTGATTGCTGAGATATTCAGAAAACAGCCAATCATAAGCGGTGAGTTCGCCCAGGATGACAGCTCAAACGGCTTTCCATCCTTCAAGCAATACAACAATCAAATAAACTCGGCCAGTGACACGCTGGTCTTTTGGTATTCAACGCAAGGATTTATCGGGCATCAGCTTTGCGGCATCATTGCGCAGAACTGGTTAATCAATAAAGCATGTTCCATGCCGGCCGTTGACGCGGTTCGTAAAGGGTACAATATTGTCAGTATCGATGGAGACGATTTAGACCCTGAAGCCACTAAATTGCTGAAGCGATACGATAGAAAGATGGGAATCAACAAGCATTTGCGCGAATTTATACGCAAAGGTCGCATCTTCGGTGTGCGTATTGCTATGTTCAAAGTTGATTCGACAGACCCGCTTTATTACGAAAATCCATTCAATATCGATGGTGTGACACCAGGAAGCTACAAGGGTATCGTTCAGATCGATCCTTACTGGACTGCGCCGCTACTAGACCAAGCAGGAGCTAGTCAGCCTGATAGCTTGCATTTCTATGAGCCTTCCTATTGGATGATCAATGGAAAAAAGGTTCATCGATCACATCTAATCATATTCCGTCATTCTGAGCCAGTGGATGTGATTAAGCCGCAATATCTCTATGGCGGAGTGCCATTGCCGCAGCAGATCATGGAGCGCGTCTATGCCGCTGAGAGAACGGCTAATGAAGCCCCTCAACTGGCAATGACGAAGCGGATAAGTGTCTGGTTGACCGATATGGAAGCGGTCATGGCCGATACTACTTCCACGGTTAATCGCCTTAACGATTGGGCAATGTTTCGTGACAACTATGGAATCAAGTTAGGCGACAAAGAAGGTGACGAATATAGCCAGTTCGATACCAGCTTGGCTGATATGGATGCGCTCATCATGACTCAATATCAATTGGTCTGCGCTCAATCCGGTGTGCCGTCAACTAAGATGCTTGGAACTTCTCCGAAAGGCTTTGGCGCGTCTGGCGAGTATGAGGAAGCGAGTTATCATGAAATGCTGGAGTCATTACAGGAAAGCGACTTAACACCATTTCTTGAAAGGCACCATGCATTAGTCATGCAAGCATATGTCGTGCCAGCATTAGGCGCGATGGATATTGAAACAACAGTTCAATGGAATCCGCTCGATACGCCAACAGCTAAAGAATTGGCAGATACAAATCTGGTCAAGGCTCAAACAGGGCTTGCGTTGATACAATCTGGAGCTATCGATAGCTCAGTAGAACAGCGTCGCGTGGCAACTGATAAGACAAGCGGCTATCACGATCTTGGCCTTGAAGATATGGATATTGAGCCTTTAGAGTCTGATAATGATCAAAGCGAAGAATAAGCAGGAAGCATTGCCATTGATTCCATCGGCCAAGATAAGCCAAGAATTCAGTGAATCAATTATCAAGGAAATTGAGCTATTCCACCGCGCCGTGTTGCGCGAGATTAAACAGGCATTCAGTGGCACCGCATATGCAATGGATGCGAACGTTGCGTCAGATAGCAGAATCAGATTAAACAAATTGCGTATGGATTGGAATTCACGTTTTAATGAGTTGGCTAAATCATCGGTAGGAAAGATGATCGAAAAGGTTAAAAAGAATTCGACGGTTACGATTAACATGTCATTGCGGACGATATCGAAAGAATTCGAAATAGACACATCATTCAGTGACCAGAGATTGCAAGACGTGATTATTGCCAGCACCCAGGAAGCGGCCAATCTCATTAAATTGATACCTGAGAAATATCTGGCCGAGGTTCAAGGCGCTGTCATGCGATCTATCACATCTGGCCAAGGAATGAAAGATTTAGTACCATTTTTAACAAAAAAATATCAGGGTGATATAAAATGGGCTAGACATGTTGCTCTTGACCAAACGCGTAAAGCTTATACTTCAATCAATCGAGTAAGGCTTAATAAGGCTGGCGTTGAATCATTTATTTGGCGGCACACAGGCGGGTCGGCGCATCCCAGAAAAGATCATATAGCTCTTTCTGGTAAGGAATTTAGATATGATGATCCTCCGATAATTGATAATCGAAGTGGTGAAAAAGGATTTCCTTCTCA